GTAAATAGTAACTTTAATGAAATTTACAATTATTTTGGAGATGGAACAAATATTGGATTTACTAGTGGAAAATGGGTAACCACCGCGGCTGGTATTCACACACTCTCTAATGTTGGCATAGGAACCACAAATCCAACATCAAGACTTACAGTAACTGGCGACGGAATCTTTACTGGTGTTGTTACGGCAACCTCTTTTCTTGGCGATGGTTCTGCACTTACTGGTGTCGTCGGTTCTGGATCTGGTGTTGTAGTTAAAGATAGTGGAACAAATGTTGGAACGGCAGCGACCATAGATTTTGGAGATAACCTAACAGTATCCGCTATTTCTGCTGGTATTGTAACAGTAACAGCGATTGGTAGTGGATCATCTCAATTTGTAACAACTGCTGCTGGCATTCATACACTTTCCAATGTTGGCATAGGAACCACAAATCCAACATCAAGACTTACAGTAACTGGTGATGGAACTTTTACTGGTGTTGTGACGGCATCAGGTTTTGTTGGCCCCGTAACTGGAAATGTCACTGGAAATGTAACTGGAAATGTAACTGGTAATGCAACGGGTCTTTCTGGAACTCCTAATATCACCATAGGAACAATTACGGCAACATCAGCAACTGTTGGTTCTGCTGTTACCATTAACTCGTCTGGTGTTAGTGTTACTGGTGTTGCCACTGCCAGACAATTTTCTGATTATAGAGCACTTGTAGGTGCTGCAAGTTCTGCAACAGAAACATTTGTTGTCACTGTTGTCACAAAGACGACAAATCATCGTTACTTTGGAACTGGATCTGCTAGTGGATATCTTATTGATGGTAGAGAGTCTCCATTTATTACACTGTTACCTGGAAAAACATATCGTTTTGACCAGTCACATACATCTAATGCCACTCATCAAATTAGATTTTATCTAGAGGCAGATAAAACCACACAATACACGACAAATGTAACTTTTAACGGAACCGCTGGAAGTGCTGGTGCTTATACAGAAATTATTGTTACTGATATAACACCAATAGTTTTACATTATCAATGTGTCAATCACGGTTATATGGGTAATTCGGTTCAAACGAATTCAAACTTCATCAATACTCCATATAGTATCAACACTCTTGGCGGACTTTCAGTTTCTGGTGTTTCTACATTTGCTGGTATTACTGTAAATGCCACAGGCGTTAATGTTACTGGTATTATAACTGCCTCATCAGCAATTGTAGGATCTGGTATTACTGTAAATGCCACAGGCGTTAATGTTACTGGTATTATAACTGCCTCATCAGCAATTGTAGGATCTGGTATTACTGTTAATGCTACTGGTATTAATGTTACTGGTATTATAACTGCATCAAATTTTAAACTATCAAGTGGAACAGGATATGTTGGATTTAGTACTTTTGAAACTTTAACCTCTGGAGCATCTTGGACTGTTCCGCAAGGAGTATATTTAATAAAAGTTTATGCTACTGGAGCTGGTGGAGGAGGTGGATATCTCGATGCTCCGGGCAATTATGTATTTGGTGGACATGGTGCTACTGCAATTAGTTACTATAATGTAACACCAGGAGCATCTGCAACTTATAGTATCGGATCTGCTGGAATAGGAACCAATAATGGTTACGGAACAGCAGGTGGAAATACAACTTTTACATACAATTCAACAACAATAACCGGAGTTGGTGGAACTAGTATATTTACAAATCCCCCACCAATAGCAACTGGCGGACAAATTAATCTTTATGGTGGAAGTGCCAGTCAGTCAAACTGGTCAACTCAACCAGTAACTTCCCCAATAACTGGTTATGGATTAGGGGGAGGAGGAGCAGGAGTTGGTAGTGCAACTACTGGTGCTATTATATTGGAATATTGAATTCCTTTTAATCGTTAACTAAATAACTAAAAAAATACCGTCAAATGTCTGCAATTATAACTGATCAGATTAGAATATTAAATGCCAAAAATTTTGTGTCTAGTGTGAGTTCTTCTGCAAACTCATATTACTCTTTTATTGGATTACCAAATCCATCCGAGTATCAAACTAACTGGGATGAAAATCCACCAGCTCCTAAAGACAATTTTAACGAGGAAAATAGTTATTGGAATACAATGATTGCTCTGAAAAAAATTAATTCTTCAGATGTTCGCCAAGTTATTCCAAAAAAAACTTGGAGTTCTGGAACAACTTATGATATGTATCGTCATGATTATAGCAGAACAAATATAGCTAAAGTTTCGGGAGCAACAAATTTATATTCTGCATTTTATTTTGTAATGAACAGCGAATATAGAGTTTATATTTGCTTACAAAATGGAATGACCCCCGAAACTCCGAATGGAAAACCATCCCTGGATGAACCATTTTTCACTGACTTAGAACCAAGAGCAGCTGGTTCAAGTGGAGATGGATATATATGGAAATATCTTTATACTATTAAACCTGCAGATGTTGTAAAATTCGAATCAACTGATTTTATCCCTGTCCCTACAAACTGGGCAACTTCATCTGATAATTCTGCTGTGAGACAAAATGCAGTTGATGGATCAATAAAAATTGTGGCAATCACAAATAGGGGTGTTGGAATAGGAACTGCAAATACAACATATACCAGAGTTCCCATTAAAGGAGATGGTAGTGGGGCAGAATGTACAATTGTTATTAATAATGACCAAGAGGTAGAAACTGTAACGGTGTCAAACCAAGGGTCCGCATATACTTATGCAAATATTGACTTAGTTGGAGGAAATGTACCAACAGGAACAGCAAAACCAACATTTGATGTGATTATATCACCAAAAGGTGGTCATGGATATGATGTTTATAGGGAACTTGGTGCATATAATGTCTTATTATATTCAAGAATTGAAAACAACAATGAAAATCCAGATTTTATTACAGGGAATCAAATTGCAAGAGTGGGTATTGTTGAAAATCCAGAAGTGACAACAGGAACATTATTAACAGCGGATAGAGCAAGTGCGGTTAATGCTCTCCGTTTAACTGGAGCAGGATACAGTTCTGCGACTTTTACCGCAGATTCTTTTATAACTCAAACTGTTTCAACTGGAACAACTGCAGTTGGTAGAGTGATTAGTTATAATCAAATAACTGGAGTTTTGAAATATTGGCAAGATAAAACTCTTGCTGGATTTAATACAGTCGGAACTGCACAATCAAATCCAAGTTATGGGTTTGATTTAACAGAATTTACCTCTTCACCAGGAGGTGGAGGGACATTAGTCATTGCTGGTGGATCAGTGGGAAGTTTAACAATTGATAATAATTATAGCGGTATATCTACGGTAATAAATAATAGGACATATTATCTTGGTCAAACTTTTTCTAGTGGAATTTCAAGTCCAGAAGTAAAAAGACATTCAGGAAATATTATTTACGTTGATAATAGACCCTCGATTACAAGATCATCAAATCAAAAAGAAGATATTAAAGTCATTTTGCAGTTCTAAAAAATTATGTCCCAGCAAACAAATTTCAACGTAGCACCGTATTTTGATGACTTTAATCCTAGCGATGGCTATCATAGGGTTCTTTTTAAACCAGGATATCCAGTTCAAGCAAGAGAACTAACAACTTTACAATCAATACTTCAAAATCAAATTGAAAGGTTTGGACAACACTTTTTTAAAGAAGGCGCTAAGGTTATTCCAGGTAATACTGGGTATAATGCTATTTACTACGCAGTCCAACTTCAAAATGATTATCTTGGAGTTCCAGTTTCTGCATATGCTTCACAATTAATTGGCTCAAAAATAACGGGGAGAACTTCGGGTGTAACTGCCGTTGTGGATAAAGTACTTTTTCCACAAGATTCTGAAAGAGGAAATCTGACACTATACATCAATTATTTAAATTCTAGCGCACAAAATAATTTAACTCAACAGTTTACTGATGGAGAACTTTTAACATCAAACATTCTTATTACTTCAGGACTCTTAGGAAATACTACAATTCAGGCAAACGAACCATTTGCATTAACTTTAGCAAATAGTGCATCTGCGGTTGGATCGTCATTTAATATATCTCAAGGTATTTATTTTATTAGAGGAAATTTTGTAAATGTAAATACTGAAACTTTAATATTAGATCAATATTCAAATAACCCAAATTACAGAGTTGGTCTGTTTATTAACGAGGAAATTATTACTTCTGATATTGATGAAAGACTCACAGATAATTCTCAGGGAAATAACAACTATGCAGCCCCTGGTGCGGATAGATTAAAAATATCAACATTTTTATTTAAAAAGTCCTTGACAGACT